TTCGAGCAGGCGGCGATGCCGTCACAAGCTGGAGCTGATGCTCCAGGCGTTGCAGTTGCCAACGAGAACAGGCTCGGATTTTGGCCGGCATTGCGAGTGCGAATCCAGCCTGATGCCGCACTACCTGAAAAGCCGCTAATCCTGACAGGAACGACCAACAAGAACGCGACCAAGCAGCTTGCGAATCTTGATGACATTCTTGGTCAGTTTCCAAATGCCGCAGAGTCTCCCGAAGCATGGGCGCAAATGTTGGCATATGCGTTTGGAACTGATGATGTTCCGGTTCCGCCGTATGCGTTCATCAACGACACAAACGGAAACGGGTCGTTTGCTCGCCTGTCAACGCTGACTCAAGGACAGATCGCGGATGCCACGCATGGTTTTGACAATGCCCGCGAGTTCCGCAGGGCGTACATCAACAACGAACTAAACGTGGTCACAACCGGGAAACTGTTCCTGTGGTCGTTCTTGTCGCGTGGCGTCAGCCCGTACACGCAGGAATCGCTGTTCATTGATGCATTTGATGGCGCAAACGAGTGGATCAAGAAGGCTGCTGCCGGCAAGTTCACGGAAGCCGATTTCGATGACTACACGGCGTGGGCAAAGTCAGTCGCAAAGAAGGGAAGCGGCCAGCCAGGAGCCGGGGCAACCCACAACCTGAATGCCTTCGGTAAGAACTTCCTGTTCAAGATGGGAGCAATCGGCGAGGACGGGAAGTCCAACCTTCAGCGACTGCACGACATGATGTCGGACCCGGAGCAGACTGGTCGCATGATCCGCAGGGAGTTCGCGAAGTTCGGCGAAGGAGTTGGAATTGACAACAAGGTCGTTTCGTTCACGCTGCTGGTCGCCGGGTTCAACGACGTGATGGTGCTTGACCGCGTGCAGGTGCGCCAGCTTTGGGATGACGGCCGATTCAGCGGCACAAACCTGTACGACGGCGTGATGGATGCAGAAGGTCAAAAGATCGCCGGATCGTCGCTGAATGCACTGACGGAAGGCGTTCGCGGAATCCTTGTCTACGAGGCCATTGAGCGACAGCTCGCCGCCAAGATCAATGACCTGTATGCGAAACTTGGCCGGCCGCAGGACGCGAGCATCGGACGGTATCACTGGGAAACGTGGGTTGCATACAGCCAGCAGGAAGCAGCCCATGCAACGCTGGACGCCATTCTGCTTGATGCCAAGGGAGATGACCAGGCAATCGCCAAGGTGTCCGGTAAGCAAGGTGAATACGGCTCCTACGAGTATGGGGCGCAATACAACCGCGACACGGATCGAACGCCGTGGTTCAGGTATACGACACCGCTCGGCGGAACGTATGATTTCAGCGTCCCTGCGTTCAGGCAGTTCCTGACGGAGATCAAGAAAGTTGGCAACGGCGTCGTGCCGGCCAAGTTCAAGGTAACGGAGAGTGGCAATGCCCCGTGGTACACGCGCACCGAAGTCAACCAGCAGCGACTCGAAGAGCAAGCCGCAAAGTGGTCCGACCGAGGAGGCGGCACGGGAGAAGGAGCGCGCCTTGTTCGCAAGGCTGCTGCGGACGCCGATGCCATTCGTGCCAGATCCGGCGCCGGAGTTCAACCCGCAGGACGGGGTGAAGTCCTAGAGCAAGCCGCCCGAGGAGAAGCCCGCGGCGGGTTCGATCCCGTCACGTTCATCCTGACGCTTGGGAAGAACGCGGACCTCACGACGTTTGGGCATGAGGCGGCGCACGCATTCTTCGAGATGTACGGGCAGATTGCCGTGCAGCCGAATGCCCCGCAGCGCATCCGCGATTCCTTCGATGTCCTTCTGCGGTGGGGAAGCATCGCCGGCGCGACGCCGGAGGAGCGCATTGCTACATGGAACGCATTGCCGTTCGAGGGCCGCCGCAAGCTGCATGAGTCGTTTGCCTACAACTGGGAGATTTACCTGTTCGAGGGCAAGGCTCCTAGCGTGGAGATGCGCGACCTGTTCCGCAAGTTCTCCGCATGGATACGCCGCGTCTACAAGACGATCCGCGAGGAACTGACCGTTCCGCAGACCATCTCCGCGATCTACCGCGAGCGGTACGGCGAGGAACTGCTGGTCCTGACGCCGGAAGTTCGCCAGGTCATGGACAGGATGCTTGCCAGCGAGGAACAGATCGCCTACCGCGAGGCGGTCGATGACATGAAGCCCATGCTGACCGGGCGCCCGGATGGAATGTCCGATGAGGCGTGGGCGGAATATGAGAGCAACGCAGCCGCGGCACGCCAGGATGCCGTGGATGAATTGACGCGCCAGAGCATGAAGGACATGCAATGGCTGTCGCGGGCGAAAGCCACGATCCTGAAGAAGATCCAGGCGAAGAACGAGGCTGCACGAAGCGAGATCAGGGACGAGGTGACGGAGCAGGTCAAGGCCATGCCCGTCTACCGCGCCATGTCGTACCTGCGCCGCGGGAAACTCGTTGACGCAGACGGCACCGAAACGGAGACGAGCGGAACGCATCGCCTTGACGTCGACCTTGTCAGGAACATGTACGAGCTGCGGGAGCGCGTTGAGCGACTTGCAGAGCCTTCGCCGGAGGAAGCGGACATCCCGACGATGGAATCCGTCGAGGATGCGATGCGGCCGAACTGGAGGAAACTCGGAACCGGCAAATACGGGATGCTCGGTTCTGACGGGCTGGCACCGGACATGGTTGCCGAGATGTTCGGCTACGCCAATGGCGACATCATGGTGCGTGAACTGATCGCTGCCAAGCCGATGGCAGAGATGATCGCCGACGAAACCGACCGCGTGATGACGGAGCGGTACGGAATCATGACCTCCCCGGAGGCCATCGAGATCCAGGTGCAGGAAGCGTTGCACAATGAGGCACGCGCCCGCATGGTGGCGACGGAACTCAAGTTCCTGCGGAAGGCCGTCCAGCCCATTCGGGTGCTGACCGAGGCGGCCCGCCAGGCGGCGCAGGACATCGTTGACAAGAAGGTCATCAGGGAACTGCGGCCGGCGGAATACACGGCGTCGGAAGCCCGTGCCGCAAGGCAGGCATCCACGGCTGCCGGAAGGCCGCAAGACCCGCAAACGGCCGGCAAAGCCGCCTACACGCGGACCTACAACGAACAGGTGGCAGCAGGCGTCTCGGAAGAAGAAGCCGTCCTGGCGGCGTCTACGGCCCTTGGTGAGGCAACGGCTCGGGCCGAGCGAGCCTTGGCGCAATGGCAGGACAAGTACGGCGGGCGTGACCCGGCGGAAATTGCCATTCGGGCCAAGCAGCAGCAGCTCCTCCAGAACCAACTTGCCGCCGAGGCGCTCAAGGCGAGGGATGCCATTGACAAGGCGCTTGCAGGGTTCCGCAAGTTCTTCAAGGCCGATGCCAAGATCGCAAAGACGCGGGAGATGCCGCTCGTCATGGCCGCACGGGCCATCCTGGCGCAGCGAGGGATTGGCCGTTCGGACAAGCCGGCAGCCGCATATCTCGAGCAACTCAAGGAATACAACCCGTCCATCCATGAGTCCGTGTCGGAGATCGTCATCGCCGCCGGCGTCGGCGACTACCGCGACATGACGGTCGAGGATTTCAGGACGATGGCGGAAGCCGTCGAGGCGCTTTGGGTCAAGGCGAAGCGAGACAGGCTGATCCAGGTCGGTGACGAGAAAGTCGAGCTTGATGCCGCCGTCGATTCGCTGGTCGGACGCCTCGAGGAAATCGGCATCCCGAAGGAACTGCCAGGAGAGCGGCAGGCCATCCAGTTCAAGGACAAGTCCGCGAGGTTTGCGATGGGCGTCCGTGCGATGGCGCGCCGCATCGAATCGTGGTCCGACGCGATGGATGGCAAGGGCAAAGATAGGTCGTTCACCAGGCTCATTTATCGCATCGTCAAGGATGCATCCACCGCGTTCAAGGTTCGCCGGAACGAGCAGATCAAGAAGATGTACGAGCTGGTCGCCAAGCTCGAGATGCCGGAAGGCAAGATCGCTGCGGAGGAGATCAACTACACGTTCGGTGCAGGAAACGCCGGGATCGGCAAGGCGGAACTGCTCGGCGCAATGCTCCACATCGGGAACCAGAGCAACTACCGCAAGCTGCTGGTCGGGCGTGGATGGGGACAGATTGACGAGAACGGGAACCTTGACGATTCGCGGTGGCGTGCCTTCGTGTCGCGCATGATCCAGCAGAACATGCTGACCAAGAAGGACTTCGATTTCCTGCAAGCCGTGTGGGACTTGAACGAGGAAATCAAGCCGCTTCTTCAGAAGGCTCATTACGACCTCGAGGGGTATTACTTCAAGGAGATCGAGGCGGACCAGGTGGTGACGCCGTTCGGGACGTATCGCGGTGGCTATGTCCCGGCCGCGACCGACAAGTTCATGGTGGCAGACGCTGCCCAGCGCGCAGGCATGGAGGAACTCCAGGCCGATTGGCGGTACTCGCTGCCAAGCACAGGGATGGGCATGACGAAGGCCCGCGTCAAGGGATACAACCGTCCGCTCGCGCTTGACCTTCGCCTGATCGTCTCGCACACGGATGCGGCGTTGCGGTTCGCCATGATCCAGCCGGCAATCGCCGATGTCCTGAAGATCGTCAAGAACCGCCGTTTCTCCGATGCCATGAACCGCGTCGATCCCGAGGTGATCCAGCGGTTGATCCTGCCGTGGTTGAATCGCGCAGCGAAGCAGTCCGTTTCCGAGGCCGGACTGTTCCGCCCGGTCGATCAGTTCTGGACGGCTGCGAGGAGCCGAACGGGCATGTCGATCATGTTCGCCTCCGTCCGCAACGCGGCGCAGCAGGTTGTCGGGCTGTTCCCCGCGGCGCTCAAGGTGAAGCCGACCCACCTCAAGAATGCGCTGGTTCGGTACATGTCAAGTCCGCTCAAGACGGCCGACATGGTTGCGGCGCTATCGCCGTTCATGCAGGAACGGTTGAGGAGTCAGGCATTCGACATGCAGGACAGGATGAACGAGATCCTGCTCAATCCGTCGAAGTACCAGAAGGCGCAGGAATGGAGCAGGCAGCATGCCTACTTCCTTCAGACGGCTTTCCAGAATCCGGTCGATGTCATTACCTGGCTTGGTGCATACAACCAGTTCTTGGCGGATCAGTCGGCTGGGATGACGCCAGAGAGGGCGGAACGCGAGGCCATTGCTGCCGGCGACTCCGCGGTTCGGCTCACGCAGGGCAGCATGCAGCCGGAGGACATTGCCACGATTGAGGCCGGGACGCCGTTCTTCCGCACCTTCACGCAGTTCTCCGGCTACTTCAACGCGATGGGCAACCTCAACGCGACCGAGTTCGTCAAGACCATGCGCGACATGGGTTGGCGCGGGAACAAGGGAAAGCTGCTTTACATCTACATGCTCGGCATCATGGCTCCGGCCATAGTTTCGGATGCCATCGTCAGGTCGCTCGGCGGCGGATGGGATGACGATGACGAGGATGGCTATCTCGACATTGCGATGGATTGGTTCTTCGGGAGCCAGGTGCGATACGTCACCGCCTTCGTGCCGTTCGGGACCACGGGATATACGCTTGTGACCACGGCGTTCGACAACAAGCCGTACAACGACCGCATGACCACAAGCCCCGCGGTCACGGCGATTGAGGCATCCACGGTTGGCGTCGGAAAGGCGATTGTCAACGCCGTTGATCCAGACAAGGAGATCACGGGTAAGAACGTGCGCGATGTGTTGACACTTGTAAGCCTTGCGACGGGACTCCCGGTGTCTGCGGCTGGCCGTCCGATTGGATACTTGGTCGATGTGGAACGCGGGAAGATCGAACCGGAAGGCCCGGTTGATTTGGTGCGCGGACTCCTGACGGGGACCGTGACTCCCGAAAGCAAGCGATGATTCGATGAACGAAATCCGCGAACGGTAGAATCATGCCCGCCACGGGCAGGGAGACGCTATAGATGACGATTTCCAGCACAACGCGAATTGCGGGTCCGTTCACGGGCAACGGCACGGCATCCACGTTCCCCTTCACCTTCAAGGTGTTCGCGGCCGCAGACCTCGACGTTGTTCGGCTGAACAGCTCCACGGGCGTTGAGTCCACGCTCGTCCTTTCATCCGACTACAGCGTTACCCTCAATGGCGACCAGAACTCGAACCCTGGCGGCAGCATCACGCTGCTTGCCGGCGCACTTGCGACCGGGTTCAAGCTGACGATCACCTCGGACATCGCCAACCTCCAGCCCACGGACCTGACGAACCAGGGCGGGTTCTACCCCGAGGTCATCACGGATTCATTCGACCGCTCGACCATTCAGATCCAGCAGATGTCGCAGGACGTCGGACGTAGCCTGAAGGCTCCGCTGTCGGACGGCACCCCAGACATGGAGCTGCCGACTGCCGCGCAGCGCGCCAATTCATTCCTCGCATTCGACGCAAACGGCCTCCCCACGGCGATCACGGCCGGAACGAGCGGCGCGCCCACGACGATCACGCGCCAGGTGTTCAGCGGCACGGGCTCGCAGACGGTGTTCACGCTGGCAAGCGACCCGGGTGCGCTCGGCAACAGCGCCCAGGTCTACATCGGCGGCGTGTACCAGCAGCGCAGCACCTACACGATTGCCGGCACGACGCTGACGTTCTCGGCGGCTCCGGTGGCCGGGACCGACAACATCGAGTTCGTCAACTTCCTGACGAGCACCATCGGCGCAACGAGCGCGGACCTCGTCACCTACACGCCGAGCGGTACGGGCGCGGTCGCTCGCAGCGCGGCGAGCAAGATGGGCGACGTGGTCAGCGTAGAGGATTTCGGCGCAATTGGTGATGGCGTAACAAATGACACCGCTGCGATACAAAATGCGTTGAATACATTGAAGGAGGTGCGTGGTACGGCTGGAAAGACCTACCTCGTCAGGCGCGTGGCAGGAACGCGCTACTGCCTGCTATGGAAGTCTGGCATGCGCTGGCTTGGATGCGGAAGCACGATTAAACTCGGCAACGGCGAATACACGCCATCGGTCGGGTGCTCGGTACTGATGAGCGAAGGCACAGATCCATCGCCGTCCACGATCACGTCGAACACAAGCTTCGTCGGTGCCATCGACGGCAACTCGGCGAACCAGACGGCTGTGCCTGGTTCACCTTCCGGCAACTGGTTTACGCCGACCGTGTACGTCAACAAGATCGCGAGGACGTACTGGGACATCACGGTGAGCAACGGCCATGTCATGGCGTTCTACACGTCCGGCACGGCAAGCGAAATCTACGACAACACGTTGAGCGCGACCGTGTATGGATCAATGGGCGGAGGCGTATGGTTCAGTGGCACACGGTGGAACGTGCCGTACATCAATGTTCGCGACACGCCATACATCAATAATGGCGGATCGCAGGGCAATCCACTAGTTGTCAACGTGACCGACAGCACGTTTGGCCGGATCTGGGCGCAAAACTTCGGGCTTGGGGTGAAGTTCCAGGGTGACACCTCGAACATCACTGTTGATTCAATTATCGCGTTCCAAGGAGCCGGAACAAGCGCGACTACCGACCGGTCCGTCAAGTTTCAGGGAGATGGGCCAAATGGGCTTCGCAATATCGCCGTTGGCAACATCGTTGCAGAAGGCTTCAAGAAGGGAAGCCTGTACATCTTCAACTGCGACAACATCAGCATCGGCTCGTACATCGGGCGCAATAACGGTCAGGATGCTGTGCCGGAGAACGACCGCGTTGACACGTACATCGTAGACAGTCAAGAGGTCAGTATCGGAAACTTGACCGTTGATGGATGCGGACAGTATCCATTGATAACGCAGAGCGACAGCAACAGCATCCACATCAGCCAGTTCACGTGCGTCAACACTCCGAACGCAACCCCGCTCTGGTACAACAAGTCTGGTTCTCCGGGAAACCAGAGCAACATCACGTTCGGCACCATTGCGGTCAGGAACGAAACGGCCGGATGGGCGTCTCCCTTGAACGTTACTCCTGGAAACTGCAACGCATACATCGGGCAGGCAAGCATCGACGTTCCTTTCAGCAATTACACAGCAGCCGGCAGACTGGTGATTTCTGCCAGTTCGGGTTCAGGATCGGTGCGTACCGGGCCGATCACGTTCCGCAATTCACCGACCTCTGCGGTCGTGCAACTCACCAACAACTCGACAACGACGGCGGTTTCGTCAGCACCCGCGATGGTGGCGACGAACGGAATCGACTGCGCCCCGATTATCAAGGTTGAGCCGGTGTCTTTCAACGGGACAAACAGCTCAAATGTATTGCAGGCAGGCCGCTTCACCGCATCGGCCGGGAACCAAACCACGGGCGGAATCACAATTCGGCATCCGGCTACGACCGGAACAACAACGCGATATGTCCGGTGGACAATCGAGGGATACCAGGCTCCTGGCGACTGCCTGGAGGCAACGGATGCCGCCTCTCTCGCCACGACAACCACGGCCACCGCAGCCGCCATCTTGGACAGGACGAACGCAATCAACCTCGGAGGAAAGCACACAGGACAGCTTGTCTGGGACACGACCAACAACAGGATGATGTACTCAAGCGGCGCTACGGACGTGTCGCCCTGGTATGTCGTGGACGGGTCCGCAAGCATTACTCCAGTGTGATTATGCCATGACCTCCCCAACCACGACGAATTAGCCTAACGGACACCCACGATGCCCCTTACCAAACCAACCTCTGAACAGGTCACGTTCCTCGCCGCCGGCTCCGGCGCGACCCAGCGCACGGCGCTCGACAAGCTCCGCGATGTCGTGAGCGTGCGGGACTTTGGTGCGGTTGGCAACGGCGTGGCCGATGACACGGCGGCAATCAATGCCGCGATCACGGCGTCGGTCGGCAAGGCGTTGTTCTTTCCTCCGGGGACGTACATGACCACCGGCGGCCACGTGCTGACGAACCAGTACGCTTTTGGCGCCGGGAGGAATGCTTCGATCATCAAGAAGGCGAGCGGCAGTTCAAACATCATCGTGCTGTCGAACACGGCAACCGATGCATCCTGCATCTCCGACTTGACCATCGATGGCAACAGCCTGGACGGCCACGGCATCTTCGTTGCGAACACGCAGCTCGGAACGGCAGCGTTCACACCGTCGTTCATCACGCGGATGCGTATCAGGAACATCGGTGCCGCGGTCACCACGGTGAACGTGACCGGAATCACCGCAGCGAATCCGGGCGTTGTCACGACTTCCGCCGCACACGGGCTTGCGGTAGGTGATGTCGTGCGGATCAAGAACGTCAACGGGCTGGATAGCACCAGCGCGACATCCGTCGAATGGATCGACGGAGGAAGCGGGTACTCGAGCGGAACGCACACAGGATTGACGCTGACATACGTCAACGGTCAAACGGCAACGACGTATGGAGTTGCGACCGTTGTGGTAACTCTTGGAGTGGTAACGTCAGTCACAATCACGACTCCGCCGACCGGATACACGGCGAGAAACAGGACAACGGTGACGGCCGCTGTCCCTGGAGCTGGCAGCGGATTCCAGTGCAGCATCATCCCGTATGGTTCGCCGTCACGCTCGGTGTTCAACAGGACGGGGCAGGTCGGCGCAGTTTCAGGCCCAACGACGTTCTCATTGAACTTCAATGCTTCGTCATTCAGCTCATACGTGAGCGGCGGCACCGTCGAGAAGTGCAGTTACGCGATCTGCCTCGGTGCGCTCAACCCGACAGCGGCTGGATCCGGGATCCTTTCCAAGACCGTCACCGAGATCGTGTTCGAGTCGAACTACGGCGACATCTTCACCGAGAACGCCTCGTACTGCATGTTCGAGAATCTCTCGATGTACGGCAACAGGAATGGTTACGGCATCTACGCCGGAGCTGCCACGAACCGATGCACCTGGGACGAGGTCTACATGGAGTCCGGCATCGCTACCGTTGCCGGGTTCGCCGTGCGGCACTTGACGTTCCGGGAGTTCGATGTCCTGTATTCGTCTGCGAACACATGGAACGCACCGTGGCTTGAATCCATCGGATTCAATTCAGGCCAGGTCATCGGCAGCGAAGTCGCCGGCCTGGTGATAGACGGTGTCCGAATCACCCGTCAGCAGGCATCTCGAAACACGGTTCCGCTGATCTGGACGAATGCATACCAGGCAGGCATTTCCCGGATCAATGTCGTTGAATCAGGAACGATCGCGGCAACGGAATGGGGTCTGATTCGCGATGACGGCATGGTCGATGCAGCCATCTCGGAGGTGACAGGCGAATCGACGTCAACCGTGTGGGACTTGTTCCATTATGAAAGCATCGGCGGTTACGTTCAGAAGATCAGCCGTTGCGGATGGACGCAGGGAAATGTCGGTCGAATGACCTTGAGCGGAATCAACATCCCTGCCGAAGTCATGTCGTTGACGCAGGTGGACAACTGTTCGGCGAACATCAGCATCCGCAAGGGTGACGGAATCCGCAGTTTCTACATCTACAACATCAACGGTGATGTCGACATGACGAACTCCTCGTCGCTCGGCAGCATCGTATTTTCGGTTACGGGAACGGTCCTGAATCCAGGAGCGACAAGCGCGAACAAGCCAATCGCATTCGGCATCCTTCCAGGAGCAAATCCGAACACGCCGCTCATCATCAATCCGGGATATGCCTACGCAGACAATGTCACGGCACTCGGGGCTGGTCGTGTGGTCGGCGAGGTGTATCGCCGAACGACCGATGGTGCATTGATGGTGGTGTACTGACCATGACCTCCCCCCACCACGACGAACTCTTTCTCGCCATCGGCCGCCTCGAGGGGAAGGTCGATTCGATCCTCGCGCAGCAGACGCGCCAGAACGACGAGCTGAAGGCGCACGACGCACGCATCCGTTCCCTCGAGCATTCCCGCGGCTACATGCTCGGCTGGAGCGCGGCCATCGGGGCCGGCATGAGCCTGGCCGCCAACTACCTCGTCAAGCACTTCGCATAAGGAAACCGCCATGCCCACCGACATCGTCATCGCCACGGACAAGCCGAACTACCTGACGACGAATCTCGTCACCGCCAGCAGCGGCACCTACGACAACGCCGTCCCGACCGCCACGCTGCCATCTACGACCGGGCAGACGTTCCTGGTGCCGACCAACCTCGGCGACAAGCCGAGCCTCCTGCGCCTCGTCCCGTTCCACAGCTCGAACGTCGCGACCACGCCGAAGTTCCGCGTGATCGGCTGGACGACCTACGTGCAGACGAGCGGCACGCCGATCTACGTCCCGACGATGCTTGCTGATTGCGCCTGCGCCTACAGCAGCAACATCCCGAGCCTGTCCGTGAACGGCACGACGCAGTACTTCTTCCATTCCATCACGGTCGGCACGGGCGTCCCCACGGTGAATGTCTACACGCCTGGTACGTCAGCTGCCGCAGGAACGCCTCCCGCCGGCGTGGTGATCGACACCATCGGATGCCAGTACGTGACAATCCAGGTCGCGTCCTCAACCGGGACGATGGGCGCGTTCTACGCCTTCCTCTGATCGGAGCAAGCGATGCGAAATCGAACCCTGCCGCGACTTGACGATCAGCAGTCATTTGTTCCTGGTGTGTTTGGATCAACACGCGCCGGAACATTCATTTCAGACGCGATCTCCGGAAGTGATTCCGTTGACATTGTTGTATTCGGAGACAGCAATGCCGGATCGGCGGCATCTTGCGGATACACCTTCGGATGGTCGTCAGCAATGTCCGCTCTCGGAGCGCCAACCTACGCAACGCCGTTGAGTTTCTGCCACTCGGAAGATGGGGCTAATACGAGAAGCAGCGGATTGTTCATGCCGTGGAACAGTTACTATTGGGGTGGAAGATCAAGTGTCGGCAGCGTCGGAACCGCATACACGCTCACGAACAGGATCGCGGTTTCGGCTGATGCCGATGCGACTGCGCTGAACACGACGTTTGACAGCCTTTACGTCAGAGAAAACACCGCCGTTGCCTCATCGTCAACGACGCTTCAGCTCGATGCTGGTGCCTCGGCGGTTGACGATGTCTACAACGGCAATTTCATCGTGATTCTGTCCGGCGCTGTTGGTTCGACGTATTCAACGAATTGGGCGCAGATCACGGATTACAACGGAACAACCAAAGTTGCAACCGTCGCGGGTTGGGCAACAACGACTCCGAGCGGCACGGCATCGTTTGTCATTCTTCGTGCGCTTCTTCGGCCATCCGCATTCAACTACGGAGTCGCATTTGTTCCGGCCGCAACCAACTACACATCACCTGCTGGTGGGCCGAGCGTTCGGCTGAACGGCGGAAGTCAGCTCGCTGCTGGCCCAACCGGAGGCGCCGGTGTTGCTCTTCAGTACCGCGTGGTCTACGGCAAGTTTGCCACGACTGGCGGCAAGTTCCGTCTGCGTGCCATGAAGGGCGTGAATACGCTTGTTGCCGGAAGCGCAGCCGACATCGCGACGAGCGGCGGAACCGGCTACGCAACCGCTACGCTCAACTTCACTTCTAGCACCACGGCAGGTGCGCCTGACGAGATGAAGTGCGCGTGGGACGGATACAACAGCGGAACGACTTACGAGGTCACGGGGCCGTTTGCTGCCTTCTATCACTCCGTAATCCGCACAAGTTACAAGGGATTCAGCGTCAGCTGCCTCAATTACTTCGGCGGTCTTTCCACGGCGCAGCTTGCCACGCATCTACAGAACATCCCGAAATATCTTGAGGCATACCTTCGCGAACTTCGTGAGCGGCAGATTGCGGCTGGTGGTTCGGGCCGCGTGATTTGGTGGCACAACAGCGGCATCAATGGAGCAGAGACAGGAACGACCTGGACGACGAATGCAGCAGCGATTCGTGATGCTGTCTACAACGTATGGGTCACGACGCTTGGATATCCAGCGAGCGATCTTTCGTTCGTGATGTCGGTCACGCATCCGGTTGTTTCGGGTGATCCTGGCGCCGGAACATGGGCCGCAAACAGACCAGCCGTAGCTTCCGCTGCAAATGAATGGGCGGCTGCGAACTTTGGAGACGGCAAGAACGTCACCGTTGTGGATGTTGAATCCATCCTTACCGCGCAGCAGATCAAGGATAGGAACCTGTACCAAAACCTGTCGAACACCCTGTATGCAGCGCATCTTCGAAGCGGACCGACGATTCAGACGACGCCGACCTACAACCCGGCGACCTTCACTGGTCTGGCAGACGCCGTCGCCCCAGACAACGGATATTCCATCATTGTCTGTGGCATCATTCGCAAACTGCTGTCGTGATATGAGGATCGCCGTACTGCTCGTCCTTGCGCTAGCCGGCTGCAATCCGGTCGCACGGATCTCGTCCAACGCGACTGCCATCCGCAACGAGGCCGGGTCGCTCATCGACCACGGCAACGCCATCGGCGACCAGGTGGTCGTGCAGGGCGCGACCCGCATTGACAAGCACGCGGCGGCGATCCACGGCGACATCCCGAACGTGCAGGCGATCACCCCGGCGTGGCTGTCCACGCTGAAGTGGTGGGGCATCGCGCTGGCGGTCGCCGGCGTGGCGTTCGTGCTTTGGCAGAGCGGGGCGTTTACCGCCATCCGCATCGCGGTGGGCTGGTTGCCGCGTCGCAAGGTCGCCCAGGCCGAACTGGCCCTTGATACCCTAGACGAGTCCCGCCCGGAGTCGGCGCGGGAACTGGTCGCGGCGCTCCGGTCGCAGGACGCGGAGATGGACGCCGCCTATCGCAAGGCGCAGAAGCGCAGGAAGGCAAGCACATGATTCTCGCGGATGCTCTCGGCACCCTTTGGTTCTCCGCCCTGGTGTTCATCGGCGGCTTCGTCGCCGGCTGGTACGTCAAGGGCCGGCACGGCAACAAGTTCAAGTTCTGACCAGCACGACCTCTCGTTGGGGGCGCGGCCCGTTGCGGATTCGTCCGTTTCTCGCCGCGCCCCTTGTCGTTGGCGGAAATGAAAAGCCCCCGGCTGGTCCGTCCGTGGACGGGGCCGGGGGCGAGAGGATGGCCGAGAGATCAACGGATGCGGAGGCTGGTCCCGCGGGGGAGCAGCGTACACCCGGGGACGGCGGTCCCGGCCTCGAGCGCGGCGCGGATCGCCTCCTTGTTCGCCTCGACCTTCACGGCCTGGTACTGCGGCGCGAGGGCGGTCGGCTCGACAGCGACCTCGAGCGGCTGCTTGCCGCCGTTGCCGGCGACGGCGAGCTTGAACCGCGGAGTCTCGATCTTGACCTTGCCGGTCGCCTCCATCGCCTCCTTGAGGCGCTGCTTGAGGCGGTCGGCCAGGGCATCGTCGGCCTCTGCGAGCTGCGCGATGCGCTTGGCCTCGGCCTTGCGGGCGTCACGGCGCAGCTCAAGGCTGCGGACGAGGCCGGCGTAATCGTCGGCCTTGTCCTCGAGCGCGGCGTCCAGCCCCTCGAGGTGAGCGTTCAGCGCGTCCTGCGCCTCCGGGCTATCGACGCCGCCCTCGAGGATGGCGTCGAGGATGGACTCCATCTCGGACTTGATCGCGTAGAGGCTCACTTGACCACCTCCCCGTCGAGGATGGCGGCGTCGGCGTCGGCCTTGATAGCCCCGCCGATGACGCGCATGATCTCCATAACGCCGTTGACACGGGCGAGGTCGAGCGTGAGGATGCTGCCGACCGAGTCGTTGCACACAGCCCCATACTCGGCAACGGTGGTCTTGACCCACACGACACCGTGTTCGCCCGTGGCCTGGATGGCAACGGCGTTGCCCCTGTCAACGACGCGGTTGATGGTGAACGGTCCCTCGTACTCCTCGGGGTAGGCGTCGTTCGCCTTGGCCTCCTGTGTGGCCTTGGATGCCTTTGGAGCCGCTTTCGCCTTGCGGACGGGCTTGGGGTCGTCCTGCGCCGCCGGCGCGTCCTGGGGCATCGTAGGGGCTGGCAGAACGGCAACGACCTGCGGGCCGGGGGCGGGGGCGGCAGGGGGGTTCTCCTGCTGCCCCATTTCCTCGGGGGTGTACAGCCCGGACAGCTCGGCGGGGAACGCCTTTCGGAGCGCGAGTGCCTCGGCGCACTTGGCGACCATGACGGTCGGCATCTTGCCCCACATGCCCGACAGGCTGCCGTCCTTCTTGCGCTGCGCGTACTCGCGGAAGAGGGCGACGGCGGTGACCGCCTCCACGAATCCCTTGCGGTAGACCCCGACGCGGGCGGCCGCCGGCGGCTCGTCGTGGAGCCAAACGTCAACCCATACCCCGTCCGTGCCGCAGTAGGCGACCGCGGTCTGCCCAGCATACTCGCCGCTGCGCTGGGCAACCAGGCGGAACCCGTCGATGCTGACCTGCGTCTGCATCACCTCGCGGCCGGCGCGGCTGTCCCACCGCTTGACGGCGTAGATTTGGCGGGCGAACGGGTCCAGCCCGGTACGGTCGCAGACGTTGAAGAACAGGTCCAGCTCGTCGCGGGTCGCGCCCGAGCAAAGGGTGCGGGCGAGCAGCTCGCGCTTCTCGTCATCCAATCGTGCAAGTGCAGTCATTTCGTGATCCTCTCGTAAGTGTGCGGATGGCAACGCGCCAGCCGTTAACAGAACTATACGGGAACGCAACACCGCTGTCAACACCCCGGTCGGCAAGATTTCCTGCCTCGTCAAATCACCACGGAAACGACCGTTTCGGCCCGCGCCCCGTACTCTTTCGTCGCCCAAATGCAGGCGACCTGGAGGTCATCGACGTAGATCACCCCGGTCAAAGCATCGAGCAGCGCCCGCAGGAGCTTGTCGATATCAGGCTTGCCGGGGGCCAGCGGCACGCCGACGCGCAGGGAACCATCCGCCTTGTAATGGCTCTTGGGGCGCACGAAACGGAACGTCACCTCGAGGCCGACGCATTCCCGGTATGGCGGCCCGCGCCACGCCTCGGTCGCCGCCAGCGCGGCCACGGCACGGAACGGCTTGACCTTCGCCGAGGACTCGACCAGGACGGTTCGCCCCGTCCGCAGGCGGATGGCGCGTTTCGATCCCTGCGGGGCGGCGGCGCCAGGGATCGTGAACTCAATCGCGGCGGAGCTTGTGGTTGGCTTGTTCAAGATTCTTAATCTTCTGCGTGTTCACCACGCGCATGAGTTTCGCAACCTCCGTCCGCAGGTACACGACCTCCTGCATCAGTTCCAAGGCAAGCGGGTCCGTTGTCCCGCTTGCCTTCGTGCGGTCCACGACATCCTCGTCCCACTCCCCTCGGCCGCGCATCGTCAGCCTTGCCCTTCGTAGATCACGCGCTCGATGTGCTTCGGGAGGATTCGCCGGCAGAGCTGCACCTCGATCCGCAGCCGCAGGATCTCGGCGGCGGCCTCGAGCATGACGTCGGATTCGCTGCGCGGGGTCAGCCCGTTTGACATCAGCCGCAGGCGGTCCACGATGTCGTTGTGCTGGTGTTCGTCGCCTGGGTCAGTCATGGCTTCTGCGATCCTTTCGGCGCTCCATGGCGCCTCGTCAAGTCCAAGTATGTGAGCGCGTTGCAGCGCGGGCAATCCTCCGGTTTGCCGGGACGGCACGCCTTCAGCAGCTCGACCGGGACGGGTGTCCATTTGCCGTCTTTCCATGTCATCGCCGTGCGATTGTCAGTTGACATTGCCGGCCTCCATTCTGACGAGCATTCGCCGCGCATCGGCGGCCTCGCGCATCAGGCGTTCCATCTCGTCGGCGACCGCCGTGAGGAATCGCGCCTCGTCGCGGCACGACTCCGCGAAGTCCTGGTACTTCGTCGGCTGGGAGTATGACGCCTGGAGCTTGCGATCCGCACGGGCGCGTAGGCGACCGACCAGGTATTCGGCCCTCATGGCTGTTCCTTCGGCGCGTGCCGGCTCATGTTGACGATGCGGCAGACGGCGGCGGGGGAGATCCCGTGTGCGCGGGCGACGTCGGCCTGCCGCGCACCCTCGGCCACGGTCTTGCGGATCTCGGCTGCGGTTTCCGCGCTGATGCGGATGCGGGTCGGCTTCTGCTCTTGTTCGGTCATCGTGTCTCCTTGTTGGTCCGTTCGCGCAGTATCCGGTACGCCCGGTCCACGCGGAGGATGATGTTGGTCTTTCCAAAGTTTCGCTCGTTTGGCAGGATGGTGGCGATGCGCCGGCCGTCCGGGGTGACGAGGTATGCGATCTCGTTGCGGGTGAGCGACAGGGCGAGGGTGCCGACATCGTCAGTCATTGTTGCCCTCCCGGCCCCTGGCGCTCGAGTTCGTCACGAACGTGGTACGAGTCCAGGAGCGCGATCACGTCCTGCATGGGGAAGCCGGCAGGCACGGCACCGTCCTTGATGGCAGCGCCGTCGAGCTTGATCTCGGTGACCGTCCACTCGCGCACACGCATGAACTTCGTCGTGTGCCAGCGGTTCCCGCCGACGTAGTCCTCGACCTCGTCCTCGACCCACTCAACGTCCACCGTCGCGGTGACGCTGTTCTCCGCGAGGTATTCCCACATGGGATGCTCGCGTGGGAGCCAATCGCACATGACGTCGATGTTGTGTTCCTTGCGGATCATCGCGCCTCCCCCTTCCACCGCCACACGCGGATGAGCCGTCCGTGGGTGCTGGGCCGGCGGCTCGACACGACCGCCCCGGTCCATTCGAACTTGCCGTCGAACACGCTGCCGGCGGCGTTGCCCAGGTCGGTGTAATCCAACCCGTTCTCGGCCATCATCAGCGCGACCTCGTCGGCGTTCACGGTCCCCTGCTGCTTCGCCACGAACGCGGCGAACCCGCGTGCCGTTGCCAGCAGTTCCTGCTTGTTCTCCGCGGCGAGCCACATCCCGGCATCGCGGCGGCGGCGGGCCTCGGCCTCATCAAACAGGTTCATTCTGCACCCCCCAACTTGCGGAGGTCGAGGATGCCGGAATCGCGAAGGTAGTACCCCTCGCCGTGTCGGTGTTCGAGGCGCACCCCGAACCACGAATCCGCACGGTCCACGATGTGGCTCACTTGCCGGCGGCTGACGCCCCAGCGGCGGGCGAGGTCTGCACGGGTGACGGGCTTGTGCCGCAGGACGCGAACCATCTCGCAGATGCGGCGCACGACGCTGGCGGTGCTGCGCTTTCCTTCGGAGATCACAGCCGCACCTCCGTGTTCCCGTGCTGCGCGAGGAACTCGTCCTCGGCGTAGCAGAGTTCGTCGGTCGCCGCGTACAGCTCCTGGATGTTGTCGGCATCGCACGTTGCCATGCGCTCGGTAGCGCGAATCAGGCGGTGCGCGATGGGGGTGTTGATCTGGCGGGCGCATTCCAAAAACAGGTCACCGGGCCGGCGGCGGATCGTCTCGTCTGCGAGTGCTGCGTTCAACGTAATGCGGATGTGCATTGGAATCCTCTCATTCGGTTGCACGGTCCCGGCACGCGCCGGAACCTATGTCAACGGGTTATACCCCTCCGTATCGGGAGTGTCAAGACGGAAACTTGAGGGATTCCCCCAAGATTTCAGAAATAACGATTTGCAGCGGGGAACGGGTTACGCTAGGGCAGGATGGCAGCATCGGCCAAACCAGCCGCGCCCAAGCTCATCCCGCAACGCGGGGGGAACGCGCCGCTGCCGTTCGCGGTCACCGCCGAGAGCCGCAACATCCACACGGTCACGCTCGACGGCAACAGCCGCACCCAGGAATGGATGTTCCTGCTGACGAGCGACCGTCACCACGACAACCCGCACACGAACCACGACCTCGAGCGCAAGCACCTCGAGGAGGCGGTCGAGCGCAAGGCCGGCATCCTGGATATCGGTGACAACGGCTGTTTGATGGAGGGACGGCACGATCCACGTCGCGCTCGCCGTGGCGTTCGCGAAGAACACATGGATGCGCCCGACTACCTCGACAGCGTGATCCGCCACGCCTCCGAGTTCTATGCTCCGTATGCACGGAACTTCGTGATGATCGGCCGCGGAAACCATGAGGACAGCGTTCTCAAGAACTGCGACACGGACTACACCGAGCGTTTGTGCGAGCGCATGAGCATGCTGACCGGGTACAAGGTCCACGCCGGCGGCTACGGCGGCTGGGTGCGGTTCCATGTGCAGATCAACAACGAGCGGTACGGGCTGTCCCTGAAGTATTTCCACGGCGCCGGCGGGGCCGCGTTGATGTCGCACGGCACGCTCAACGTGCGGCGCAACGCCGCCGTCATGCCCGACGCCGACGTGATCTGCACGGGCCACATCCACAAGCGATGGATCTTGCCCATCATGCGCGAGCGCCTGGTCTGCGACCGCGGCGGCCCCCGCGTCGTGCAGGACCGCCAGTGGCACATCTGCACGGGCAGCTACAAGGACGCCTTCGGGGACGGGCATTCCGGCTGGGAAGTGATGAAGGGATTCCCGCCGAGCGATTCGGGCGGCGGCGTGTGGATGCGCCTGTATCTTGAGAAGCGCAGCGCGGAAGGCCGTACCCGCTACGGACTCGTCCCGCAGTTCATCATGGCCGACTAACTGGCCGTTTCAGGAGGACAGATGCCGACACCAGCCAAGGGCAAGCGATTCGTGAAGGTGGTCCGCAACCCGGAGACGGGCCGCACCCGCAAGGTGTCGTATGGTCAGGCCGGCAAGGCCAAGGGCGGCGGCGACCGCATCAAGCCCGGGACCGCGAAGGGCGACGCCTACTGCGCCCGCAGCTTCGCGCAAATGAAGGCGCACCCCGCCGCGGCACGAAACCCCAACAGCCCGCTGCGGCTCTCCCGTGCGAAGTGGAAGTGCAGCGGCAAGACCTCGAGGAAGTGAACATGGCGAAGAAGAAGGCACGCGGCCTCTACGCGAACATCAACGCCCGCCGCAAGGCCGGCACCAGCCGCCCGAAGTCGAAGTCCACGGTGAGCGCGTCCGCGTGGAAGGCGATGAAGCGCGGGTTCAAGTGATCCCATGCGCGTCCTGCTCGGCGGGAAGTATTGGACGCTGCGGTTCTCGGGGAACCTGAAGGACTACGGCAGCATGGTCGATCCCGGCAACGCCGAGGGTCGGCTCATCCGCATCGGCACCTGGCAAAGCGAAAAAGACACGTTGGACACCATTGTCCATGAAGCCTTGCACTGCATCGAGCCTTGTTGGACCGAGGAGCGTGTTGCCGAAGCGAGCAAGGAACTGTCCGTCATGCTGTGGCGGCTTGGTTACCGCCGTCAGACTTCCCAGTAGACGCGGTCGCCGCGGCGGTAGTGCTGCATCTCGTCTGACTTCGTGAACGAGGTGAAGTGCTTGTCGAGCAGCCGGATGTAGTTGTTGGGATACAGCAGGTACTTCCCGTCGCTGCGCTCGATGAGGTTGAGCGGCTTGTGTTCCTGCGGGTAGCGCGAGAATCCGTCCGCCCAGTCGATGACGATTCCGGTGTGCGTGCCGCAGAAGCCCGGTCCCTTGCCGCTGCCCATCGCCATCATCCCCTCGAGGTACTCGAGGTGGACGGCCTCGACGTGTTCGCCCATCGCGCCCCACGGTTGCAGATCGCCTGGAGCATCGGTATCTCCGAGCTTCTTGACGCGGAACGCATCCGGGCGCGAGCCGATCATGTGCAGCGGGACGCCGCACCATTCCGCGCCCGTCTCGAGCAGGACGTGCGCCATGACGATCTGCCCCGGCCGGCAGTAGACGGCGTGCCAGATGGCCCGCGTCGTGCCAGCTGGCATCGTCGGCCCGAGCGCGGCGTTGTTGACATGGACGTAGAGATGGAATGGGAGGTTCGCGTGTCGAGGCATCGTCCGCGTATACTACGGGTGCGGAAATGCGGGGTCGAGGGGTCGGAGCCGATTCCCCGCACGGGCCGGGACAGAAGGGCGCGAGCCACGCCTTCCGGCAGGCCAGCCGTTGGGGTAAAGCGCAACCCGCCGCCAGGGGCAGGCGTGACGAAGTCACGCGCTGTCCCACCGTGGGGCGATAGTGCTACACATCCCGGGAAGTGTGGCGGTCGTGCAAGGTCGTGCAAGGCCGTGCAAGGTCGTGCAAGGCCGAACGAAAACGCCCGCCGGCACGTTGCCAAGCGGGCGCATTCCGGGGGCTGAATTGCTCCGGCCGTCCGTGGCCTGGAGCTGTCAGGTCGCGCCGCGCTCGGCGGCGCGTGCCGCGTTGCCTCGTCAGAGAGGCGCGCCTGACGGGGGGAACCATACCCCAAAAACAGAACGACCGCAAGATTTCCTGCGGTCGCCTGCAATTTCCCGAAGCATCGCGTTTGGGTTGCTATGCTGCGGGCTGCTAATCCAAGGCGCTTGCATTGTAGCGAACCTGCCCCCAGGGGCAACAATGCCGCAAAGTGCTTCCCGGCGCGGTAGGGGAGGAAAAAGACGTTCAGACTTCCCGTGTCGGGTAACCCGGCGGGAAGCCGGCTGCGAAGGCAGCCGTGGTGAGAACGACAACCAGCGGTTCGTCCCCGCGAAACAGGTGCAATCGTTCAGTTTGACCGACAGCGCGGCTCCGTGCGGGCTGGTTGAACGACCCCGGCAACGGGGTTATTCCCTCTGCGCTCACCATGCGAACTGAAAGCCCTGCCGGTGTCCGCAACCCCCGGCGTTGACGAGCTGCTGACTCCGCCCATATGGCTGGACAGCGTGAATCGAACTTCCCTTGCCATTCGCAAGCCGCCGCGAGCGCGCCGTCAGGCGCAGCGCAGCGAAGCGGCGGCGTCGAAAGGCCGATTCTTGACTGATTACACTCTCTCGTATACGATCAACGCCGGCGGCGCGTGCCGCCATTGACACCTTCAACGAGAGGAGATCGCATGTGGTACGTGATTGCGTGGCGCGACGAAACGGACAGCATGATGACGCTTGACATCCCTGGCTTCGAGAAGTGGTGCGAGGACAACGCCGCCGTCCTGCAGTCACGCATCGACTTCGGCCTGCACCACGGATGCAGGATCACGCCGGAGCTGCTGATTGACACCTGGAACGCCAAGTGGCCCGGGACGGTCGCGTTCCGCTGGAACTCGCGCCAGGGCGCAATCGAGTGCGACACGCTTGAGTTCGGCGTTCGCGTCGAGATCCTCCCCGAACGCATGGCCCCGCACATCGAGCTAATGGACCCGGAGGAGGATGAATACTGGTGGTGGCACGGCGTCGGCAAGGACGGGACGCCGCAGTTCCGAATCGTCCTCGAGGTCACCCAGCACGACGCCGTCAACGACGCGGTCGCGCACTCCAAGACGCTGATGAAGAAGTGGCACGACAAGGTCGAGGATTTCGACACGCAGGAGTGGTCCGACGAACGCAAGAACCTGCGCCGGAATTACGACGATTTCAGGAACTGGGTGATCTCGCAGACGCAGCACAACCCGCCCGACCCGGAACGCGAACCGAGCTGAACGGCACCACGGCACCAAACCGGACCCGTAGGCAAAAAAATGCCTATGGGTTCGTGCTTTGTAGACTGACCCACATGGCGAAGCGCGGGAAGAAATCTTGCCAACACCCCGTCCTCCTCGCCAACCTCGAGGACACGCTCCTCGGAGTCATGTACCCGCGACCAGGAGAATCGGGGATCCCTGTCGCCATCTACTCCGGCGACATGATCGCCGCACGACTCCGCGACCAGGAAGCGATGTCAATGGCCGAGGCCCGAGCCTTCGTCACCGACCGCATCGAAACCGACATCGAAGGGTGCAAGCTCATCGGGTGGCCGAGGATCATCTGGGCAGCCACTTCAGAGGACTTCGGCAAGGAAGTCGTGCAGGATTAGCGTATACTCCTGCGGATGAATATTCGTTCGTATGACGATTTCAAGGAAGCCATTACCCGGCGAGTCACTGGCGCGGGCCTCACGCGCTCTGCGCTTGCGCGCCAGCTTGAGCAGGACGGCGAACTGCGCGCCCACACCGTCCGCTGCCTCCTCTCCAAAGCCCCCAGCATCGGCCGCCGAAAGCCGGCGTTCGACTCCATCCTGAAGATCGCACATGCAGCAGGACTCGAACTCACCCTCACCGAAAGGCAAGAAACATGCCCAGCAAGTCGCCGGCGCAGAAGCGCCTGATGCAGGCCGCCGCACACAATCGCGCCTTCGCAAAGAAGGTCGGCGTCCCCATGTCCGTGGCGAAGAAGTTCGTCAGGGCCGACAAGGCCAAGGCAGCGAAGCGCCGCAGGAAGTGAAGCGCAAGCCCGGACGCCCACCGGAACCCGTCCCGGCACACCACGCCGACAGCCTGGTGGCATGGATCTCCGATGGCAAACCACTCCGGGAATGGTGCCGACAGCCCGGACACCCGGTGTTCCAGGCGGTGTATGCGTGGATGGACAAAGACGATGAGTTCGCTAGACGCATCGCACGCGCACGCGAGGATGGATACGACGAACTTGCGGAGAAGGCGCTGCGGATCGCGTTCGACCCGTGCAACGACCAGGTCGAGGTGACCCAGCGCAGGTTGCAGGTTGACACCATCCTGAAGCTCCTCGCCAAGTGGAACCCGCGCAAGTACGGCGACCGCCAGCAGCTTGACCATTCCGGCGGTGTCAACATCGTTCTCAAGACCAATGTCCCTGATCCCCAAGGAGATTGAGGTCGCCTACCGCCCGCGCCCGTGGCAGAGCGAATGCCACCAGCGCAAGCGGCGGTTCACCGTCCTCGCGCTCCACCGCCGCGCCGGCAAGACCGAACTCGCCATCATGCAGCTCATCCACGGGGCGGCAGGGTGCAAGCACACGCTGCCGTTCTTCGTGTACGTCGCTCCGTTCCTGAAGCAGGCCAAGGCCATCGCATGGCTGCGCCTGAAGCAGAAGATGAACGACCTGATCGTCGCCGGCGGGGTCGATGTCAACGAGGCCGACCTGTCCATCACGTTCAAGCACAACGGGGCGCAGATCCGCCTGTTCGGCGGCGACAACCCCGACGCCCTCCGCGGCGTGCGCCTCGACGGCTGCGTCATTGACGAGGTCGCGCAGATCAAGCCCGAGGTCTGGAACGACATCCTCCAGCCGGCCCTCTCCGACCGCAAGGGGTGGGCGCTGTTCATCGGCACCCCGAACGGCCTGAACCTGTTCAGCGAGCTGTTCTACCGCGCCTCGAGCCTCCCCGATTGGTGGGCCGCCCGCTACACCGTCCACGACACGGACGCCCTGGACGAGGACGAGGTCGCCCGCCTCCAGCGCGACATGCCCGAGCAGGCGTTCGCACGCGAGTACCTTTGCGACTTCGCCGCCGCCGGCGAGGACCAGCTCATCAGCCTGACCGACGCGACCGCCGCGAGCGAGCGCAAGATCGCGGACGGCGACGTCATTGAGTTCCCGCTCGTCATCGGCGTGGACCCGGCCCGGTTCGGGGATGACCGCAGCGTCATCGTCCTGCGCCAGGGACTCCGCATGGAGCCTCCGATGGTGTTCACGGGCATTGACAACATGAGCCTCGCCGCCGCCGTTGCCAACGTCATCGAGGACCGCGACCCGGACGCCGTGTTCATTGACAGCGGCGCGGGCGCGGGCGTCATCGACCGGCTGCGGCAGCTCGGGTACGACGTCATCGAGGTGCCGTTCGGAGGCAAGGCATCGAACCCAAACCTGTTCGTCAACAAGCGCGCCGAGATGTGGTGGGGTGTCAAGGACTGGATCGACATGGGCGGCGTACTGCCAGAACGCACCGACCTCCTCACCGAACTGTCAACGCCGACGTACTGGTACGACGCGGTGGGGAAGCGGTGCCTGGAGTCGAAGGACGAGATCAAGAAGCGACTGCAAGGCGGCGGCAGCCCGGACATCGCCGACGCGCTGGCGCTGACATTCGCGTACCCCGTGGCAAAGCAGCTGCCACGCGAGGTGCGCGAGCGCGTCGATCCGCGCCCGAGGGACTACGACCCCTACGAGGACATCTGATGCTCATCCGAGTCGCCACCGCCGATGACCTTGACACGATCCTTGACATGGGCGAACGGTTCATCGCGTTCGGGCCGCACGGCAAGCATGTCAATGCGGACAGGGATCAGCTCCGCGCCGGCGTGTCGGCGTTCATGCAGGGAGGGGTGATCTTCCTTGCCGAGTCCGGCGGCAAGGTCTGCGGCATGCTGGCGTGTGCTGCCAGCCCGATGTGGTTTGCACCGCACATTCTGGTCGCCCACGAACTCGCGTGGTGGGTGGACGAGGAGGCACGCGGCTCGAGCGCGGCGGTGCGACTCGTCATGGCGTACCAGGCGTGGGCGCGTGAGATCGGCGCGCAGGTGGTTGCGATGAGCCAACTCGTCGCGGTCAACGGTGAGCAGGTTGGTAGGATGCTCACGAAACTCGGGTACGAACCGAGCGAGATGACTTACATCAAGGGAGCTTGACATGCCATTCTTTGCAGCACTCGGCACTGCACTCGGCGCATCGGCGGCATCGGCAGCAGCGGTTGGCGCAACGGCCACCGCCGGTCTTGCCGCGGCGGGCGCTGGACTCGGTTACACCATCTCCGCCGGCGAATCCGCGAAGAAAGAGCAGCGGCAGGCGTTGCGCGAGCAGCAGCGCGCACAGGCCCAGCAGGCCGCGCAGGCCGCGATGCAGCAGCGCCGCAGCGAGCAGCGCATGGCCGGCGCGGCGCGCCGCGAACCCGACGTGCAGGGCATCATGGCCGCCGCGCAGCAGACGCAGGGCGGGCCGACCAGCACCATGCTCACCGGGCCGATGGGCGTCTCTCCGCAGGATCTGAACCTCGGACGTTCCACCCTCCTCGGGGGCTGACCATGAGCCAATACACGGGCGACAACCGTTCCTACCCGGACGCTCCCACCAGGGATCGCCTGTTCACGCGCTGGGGCCAGCTCAAGAGCGAGCGCGCAAGCTGGATGGCTCACTGGCAAGAAATCACCTCCTACCTCCTGCCGCGCAACGGCCGCTACTTCCGCGAGGACCGGAACCGCGGCTACCGACGCCACAACAACATCTACGACAACACCGGGACGCGGGCGCTCCGCACGCTCGGTGCCGGCCTGATGTCCGGCGCGACGTCGCCCGCACGGCAGTGGTTCCGCCTTGCCACGCCCGACCCGGAACTGAACTCCTACCAGCCCGTCAAGCTGTGGCTCGATGACGTCACGAAGCGCATGCAGCGCGTGTTCCAGAAGTCGAACACCTACCGCTCCCTGCACCTGATGTACGAGGAACTCGGCGCGTTCGGCACGGCCTCGAGCATCGTGCTGCCCGACTTCAACGAGGTCATCCACCACTACCCGCTGACCGCCGGCGAGTACTGCATCTCGACCGACGCGCAGGGCCGCGTCTGCACCCTGTACCGCGAGTTCGAGATGACCGTCTCGCAGGTCGTGAAGGAGTTCGGCTACGACAACTGCTCGACCTCCGTGCAGAACATGTACGACACGGGGACGCTCGACCAGTGGGTCGCCGTCGTGCATGCCATCGAGCCGCGTGCCGACCGCGACATCAAGAAGCGCGACAGCAAGAACATGCCGTGGGGTTCGTGGTACTTCGAGGTCGGCGGCGAGCAGGACAAGTTCCTGCGCGAGAGCGGGTTCAACTACTTTCCCGCCCTCTGCCCGCGCTGGTCCGTGGTCGGCGGCGACATCTACGGCAACAGCCCCGGCATGGAGGCGCTCGGCGACGTCAAGCAGCTCCAGCATGAGCAGCTCCGCAAGGCGCAGGCCATCGACTTCCAGACCAAGCCGCCGCTCCAGGTTCCCGTGTCAATGAAGAACCGGGACGTCGAGACGATGCCGGGTGGGATCACGTTCGTTGACCCCGCCGGCAACGGCATCCGCTCCGCGTTCGAGGTCAACCTGAACCTGTCGTACCTCCTTGCCGACATCCAGGACTGCCGCGGCCGCATCAGCGGCGCGTTCTACGCGGACCTGTTCCTGATGCTGGCGTCGGCCCCGCAGGCGCGCATGACCGCAACGGAGGTCGCCGAGCGCCATGAGGAGAAGCTCCTTATGCTCGGCCCCGTCCTCGAGCGCCTGCACAACGAGCTGCTGAACCCGCTCATTGACATCACCTTCGACCGCATGATCCTGGGCGGCGTGATCCCGCCACCGCCGGCGGAACTGCAGGGCATGGACCTGAACGTCGAGTTCGTGTCAATGCTGGCGCAGGCGCAGCGCGCCATCGGGACGAACGCCGTTGACAGGTTCGTCGGCAACCTCGGCGCCATCGCCCGCATGAAGCCGGACATCGTTGACAAGTTCGACAGCGACCAGTGGGCCGATGTCTACGCCGACATGCTCGGCGTTGACCCGTCGCTCATCGTGGCCGACAAGGAGGTCGCCATGCTGCGGCAGGCGCGGAACCAGGCGATGGCCGCGAAGGAGCAGGCTGCCGCGATGCAGCAGACCTCGCAGACCGTCAAGAACATGGCGCAGGCGCCCACCGGGCAGCAGAACGCGCTGACCGACGTGATGAACATGTTCAGCGGCTACGGCTCGCCGTCAGCCGTTGAAGTCTGATGTTTCGCAATGGCAACGCCTTCGCATTTGATAGGATTCCCGCGTGAGCAACTATGACCCGCTCGACCTGCGGGGCCAGGAGAAGGCGAAGGCGCAGCGCGACCTCCGCGAACGCCTGGACCGCGAGAACGAGGAGGGCGACGTCAAGTGGCTCATGGGCAACAAGCGGGGCCGTCGCGTCGTATGGCGGCTCCTGGACACGGCAGGGATCTTCCGCTCGTCGTTCAACACCAACGCGATGGCAATGGCCTTCGCCGAAGGGAACAGGAACTACGGGCTTCGGCTCCTCTCGCTCGTCCACTCGCAATGCCCAGAACTGTATCCCGTGATGATGAAGGAGAACACGAATGAACGAACCAACGATGGTGGAAGCAGCGGCAACGACAACTAACGCTGCTTCGCCGTCATCGGCCCCTGAAGGCGTTTCCGCGACGGCGGAAAAACTCTACGGGGACGGGCAGAAGCCGAGCGCGACCCAGGAGCCGCAAGCCGCAAAGGCGGCCGCTGCGGAAACAGTCGCGAGCGACCAGCCGGCAGCCGAGGCGAAGGCGGAAGCCAAGCCGCAGGCAGCGCCGGAGAAGTACGAGTTCAAGGCACCGGAAGGCAAGCAGTTCGATGCCGAGGTGCTGACCGCGTACTCCGAGGTCGCCCGCGAACTCAACCTGTCGCAGGAGGCGGCGCAGCGCGTCCTTGACGCTATGGCCCCCAAGATGGCCGAGCGTCAGGTGGCGCAGATCGAGGCGATCCGAACGGAATGGGCGAACACGTCCAAGACGGACAAGGAGTTCGGCGGCGAGAAGCTGTCAGAGAACCTGTCCACCGCGAAGAAGGCGCTCGATGCGTTCGGCACCACCGAACTCCGCACGCTGCTCAACGAGTCCGGCCTGGGCAATCACCCGGAGGTCATCCGGTTCATGTACCGGGCGGGACTCGCAATCAGTGAGGATCGGGTGGTCACCGGGACGAAGGGTGCGGCGAAGAATGCCGGACCCCGCTCGTTCAACGACCTCGCCGACGCCATGTACTCCACCAACACCTAACCCCACGAAGGGAATCACGCAATGGCAACTCTTACCAGCAGCAACCTGACGCTCGCCGACTGGGCGAAGCGCACCGATCCCGAAGGCCGCGTCCCGGTCGTCGCGGAACTCCTCTCGCAGACCAACGAGATCCTTGAGGACTGCGTGTTCAAGGAAGGCAACCTGCCGACCGGCGAGCGCGTCGTCATCCGCACGGGCCTCCCGAGCGTTTACTGGCGTGCGCTGAACCAGGGCATCCCGAGCAGCAAGTCCACGACCGCGCAGGTCGATGAGGCTTGCGGAATCCTCGAGGCCCGCAGCGAGGTTGACAAGGATCTCGCGATGCTGAACGGCAACACCGCCCAGTTCCGCCTGTCCGAGGACGTCGCGTTCCTCGAGGCGATGAACCAGCAGCAGGCTTCCACGCTGTTCTACGGCAACCCTGCAAGCGACCCGAAGAAGTTCCTCGGCCTCGCTCCTCGTTACTCGAGCAGCACCGCAGGCAACGGCACGAACGTCATCAAGGCCGGCGGCGCAAGCACCGACAACACCTCGATTTACCTCGTTGTGTGGGGCGACAATACCGTGTACTGCCCGTTCCCGAAGGGCAGCTCGGCCGGCCTCATGCATGAGGATCTCGGCGAGCAGACCGTCTACAACAGCGATGGCACCCGCCTTCAGGCTTACGCCACCCGCTACCAGTGGAAGAACGGCCTGGTCGTGAAGGACTGGCGCTATGTCGTCCGCATCTGCAACATCGACGTCAGCGACCTGATGAATCAGGCGACCACGCAGACTGCCTCGGCCGCCACGGCGATCATCAAGCTGATGAACAACGCCATGAACAAGATCCCGGCTTGGGGCAACGGTCGCGCTGCGTTCTACATGAACCGCACCGTGTACAGCGGCCTCGCGCTCCAGGCGATGGATCGCAGCCAGTACGTGCTTGCCGTCCAGCAGGGTCTGTCGCAGTTCGGCACCCCGATGAGCTGGCTCACGTACCAGGGCATTCCCCTCCGCAAGGTGGACGCCATCCTCAACACCGAAGACCTCGTTTCGTAATCGAAACGTCTCACACAGAAAGGCAGCACCAACATGATTACTGACGCATTCCTGCGCCTCGAGAACGGCGACAGCTCCAGCTCGGCGATCACGGCCACCCGTGTCACCGAGAACGTGGTCGATCTTCTTCAGGCCCGCGAGATCGGCGAAGGCCGTGACCTGTACCTCGTCTATACCGTGACCGGAGCAGACGGCACCGGCGCCGGCACCGCGACGTTCCAGGTCTACATCGCCGACAACGCCGCAATGTCCACCAACGCCGAGGTCATCGCTTCGAGCGCCGCGTATGTCGGCACCACGCTTGACATCCCCTCGGCCTCTGCGCCGAACGGAACGGTCATCGTCGTCCCGATCCCGCCCCGCGTGGCGAGCCTCGGCCGGCGGTACCTGTCCGGTCGCATCGAGGTGAGCGGCACGGTCGGCGCGGCGAAGGTGATCTGCGACATCGTCACCGACATCCAGGACGGTCGCAAGTTCTACGCTTCCGGCTTCACCGTGGCGAACCCCTGATAGGAGACACTCATGGCGAAGGTCAAGGCGAAGGTTCTCTGCTTCGTGGCGAACGTTCTGCGTGAACCCGGCGACGTCTTCGAGTACGAAGGCCGACCGAACAGCAACCTCGAGTACTTCGAGGAAGCAACGGTCGAGCCGGAGTCAAAGACGCCGGAGGCATCGGCACGAAAGCTGCGGAAGGGAAAGCCGACCGAAACCAGCGCCACGGAGTGATCATCGTTTCGTGATTTGACAGGGAGGGGCGTCGGCGGGAAACCACGGCGCCCCTCCCGTCCTACGGGAGGTCGCATGCCCTCGGTCGTTGAAATCTGCAACCTCGCACTCGCGCACCTCGGCGACGATGCCACGGTCGCCAGCATCGACCCGCCGGAGGGTTCGGCGCAGTCCGAGCATTGCGCCCGGTTCTACCCCATCGCACGGGACACGCTCCTCCAGATGCACAACTGGTCGTTCGCATCGCGCCGCGTGAGCCTCGCGCAGGTGACGATGCCGTACACCATGTGGCGCTATGCCTATGCCGTCCCCGGCGACATGATGACGGCGACCGCCGTGCTGCCGCCTGAAGCGGAGAACGACTACGCCATCCGCCCGTACCCGGCCGACCGCTACGGCTGGGGATGGACGACGCCGCCGCTGTCGGGCGCCGGCGCGTATGTCCCGCAGGAGTACGTCATCGAGACGGACACCGCCGGCAACAAGGTGATCTACACCAACCAGGAGAACGCGCTCCTGCGGTACCAGGCGCTCGTCACCGACCCGACCAAGTTCGACCCGCTGTTCGCCATCGCGCTCTCGCACCACCTTGCCGGGATGCTCGCCGGCCCCGTCATCAAGGGGACGGAAGGCGCCACGGAGGGCAAGCGGCAGACACAGCTCGCGCTCGGGTACGTGCAGATGGCCCGCGCCTCCGATGGCAACCAACGCAACGTCAAGCCCGAACACATCACCTCCTGGATCTCGGGGCGCTGATGGCATCGGTACGGCACCTGTTCCGTTCGTTCGCAGGCGGCGAGATGTCGCCCGAGATGTTCGGCCGCGTTGACGATGCCAAGTTCCAAACGGGCGCGGCGAAGGTGCGGAACTTCATCCCGATGCCGCAGGGGCCGCTCGAGAACCGTGCCGGCCTCGCGTTCGTCCGCGAGGTGAAGGACTCGACCAAGAAGGTGCGGCTGCTGCCGTTCACCTACAGCACGACGCAGACGATGGTCATTGAGCTTGGCGCCGGGTATATCCGGTTCCACACGCAGGGGGCCACGCTCGGGCCGGGAACTCCTGCCGCGTACAACGGCGCGACGGCTTACGTGGTCGGCAACCTCGTCTCCAGCGGCGGCGTGAACTACTACTGCATCGCCAACACGACGGGCAACGCGCCGCCAAACGCGACCTATTGGTATCCGCTGCCGGCCGGGATCTACGAGATCCCGAACCCGTATGCCGAGGCCGACCTGTTCGACATCCACTACGTGCAGTCGGCGGATGTCCTGACGCTCGTCCACCCGAACTACGCGCCGCGTGAGCTGAAGCGGCTGGGCGCGACCAGCTGGACGCTCACGACGATCACGTTCGGAGCGGACATCGCCACGCCTGGAACGCCGACCGTGACGGCGACGAAGGGACAGGGACGCGATGTAACCGGCATAGTCGCAGCAAGCGATCACCTCACGTTCGCTGCCGACATGTCAAACTATCTCACGGCAGGCGATTCCATCTATGTTTCCGGCCTTGTCGGAAACGCCACGTTGCAGAACTTGCTGAATGACAAGTTCTTCATCGTTGAGGCACTGCACACAAGCAACACAGCGATTTCGCTGCTGAACTATCAAACAGGCGCGAAAATTGACTTTGTTGGAGCAACGTGGACCAGCGGTGGTCTTGTGCAGGTTATGTCGCAAAGCGACACCATCGACAACTACTACGTGGTGACCGCCATCGCGTCGAACGGGATCGACGAGACGCCTGCGTCCACGGCCGCGAGCGCCACCAACAACCTCGCCGTTCCAGGCGCGTACAACACGATCAGCTGGTCTGCGGTGACGGGCGCGTCCCGCTACAACATCTACAAGCGGCAGAGCGGCCTATACGGGTACATCGGGCAGACCGAGGCGACGTCGTTCACGGACAACAACATCGCCCCGGACATGGGCATCTCGCCGCCGAACGTCGAGACGGTGTTCAATTCGAGCAACAACTACCCCGGCGCGGTTTCGTACTTCGAGCAGCGCCGCATCTTCGCCGGCACGACGAACGCCCCGCAGACACTGTGGATGACGCGCACCGGGACCGAGAGCGACATGTCCTACCACATCCCGTTGCAGGACACCGACCGGATCAACTTCCGGGTGGCCGCACGGGAGGCGAACACCATCCGACACATCGTCCCGCTGACGCAGCTCCTGCTGCTCACCAGCGCGGCGGAATGGCGCGTGTCGCCCGTCAACAGCGACGTCATCACTCCGACCACCATCTCGGTGCGCCCGCAGTCCTACATCGGCGCGAACAACGTGCAGCCGTCCATCGTCAACAACACGGTGGTCTACTGCGCCGCACGCGGCGGCCACATCCGCGAACTCGGGTACTCATGGCAGGCGAGCGGGTTCGTCACGGGCGACCTGTCGTTGCGCGCAGCGCACCTGTTCGACAACTACGAAATCTCGGACATGTGCTACAGCAAGTCGCCGCAGCCCTTGCTGTGGTTCGTGTCAAGCACGGGTTACTTGCTGTGCCTGACCTACGTGCCTGACCAGCAGGTCGGCGCGTGGAGCTGGCACGACACGGACGGCACCTTCGAGTCCTGCACGACGGTCGCGGAGGGCGCGGAGGACCGCCTGTACGTGGTCGTGAAGCGCACCATCGGCGGCGTCACGAAGCGGTACGTCGAGCGCATGGCGAGCCGACAGGTCACGGAGCTGAAGAACTGCTTCCATGTTGACAGCGGCCTGACCTTCGACGGGACGAACACCACGGCCACGACGGTCACGGTGACGGGCGGCACGACCTGGGGTCCGAGCGAAGTGCTGACGATCACCGCCAGCGGCGCGATCTTCCAGTTCCCTGCGACCACGGACGTCGGCGATGCCATCGTCCTGACTGCCACGGACGGCACGCAGTACCGACTCACGATCCTGTCCACGACCTCCACGACGGTCGCCACGGCCCGCGTTGACAAGACGCTTGCGGTGGCATTCCGTGGTGTGGCAACGGCGACCTGGGCGTTCGCACGTGACACGGTCAGCGGCCTGACGCACCTGGCCGGCAAGACGGTCAGCATCCTCGCGGATGGTGCCGTGATGCCGCAGGTGACCGTGTCGGCCGGCGGCGTTGCGGTCCTCCAGCGGCCGTCCGTGCTGGTGCATGTCGGCCTGCCATACGAGAGCGACTTGCAGACGATGCCCATCTCCATGAACGTGGACGGATACGGGCAGGGCCGCTTCAAGAACGTCAACAAGGCGTGGATCAGGGTGTTCAAGTCGAGCGGCATCTTCATCGGCCCTGACGAGGACAACCTGGTCGAGGTCAAGCAGCGCACCACGGAGCCGTATGGAACGCCTCCGGGCCTCAAGACCGACGAACTCGACGTCGATCTTACGCCGAGCTGGAAGGCCAGCGGGCAGATTTACATGCGGCAGGCGGACCCGCTTCCGCTCACCGTCGTTGGCATGACCCTCGAGGTCGTGCTGGGAGGATGAAATGGGAGTAGTCCAGGTTCCGTTCTCGACGAGCATGACCGGGCCGACGCTGATCGGTGGTCAGTCCTATGCGCCTCCGGCAGTTCCGTCCGTTGATGCGCTCGGTGGACTCGCGCAGGGACTGATGGTCGCCGGCCCGATCATCTCGATCTTCGGGGCCATCAACAGCGCTATCGGCACCTACTACGCGGCCGAGAGCCAGAAGACGCAGCTCCAGCAGCAGGCGCAGAACCAGCGTTTCGCAGCCGAGATGGCCCGCATCAACCAGCGAGGGGCCGCATTCACCGCCACGCAGATCGGCCGTGCGGGGCAGCAGCAGATCGGCCGCTACACGATGGGCGCTGGTCAGCAGAGGGCAGGGACGCAGGCCGCGCTCGCTGCCCGTGGCGCCACGCTCGGTGCCGGGACGGCCGGCGAGATCGTCGGCAGCATGGACGTCATCAAGGAGATCGACGTCCTGTCAATGGACGCGGCGACCGTCCGGGCGCAGGAGGCGGCCAAGATGCAGGCGTTCAACCTCGGGACGCAGGCGATGATGGCCGACATCTCGGCGCGGAACATCCAGGCGACGGCGGGAACGATCTACCCCGGCATGCAGCTCGGGACGAGCCTGCTGACGAGCGCCGCCGACATCGGCGGGATGTGGGCGCGCAACAGGCGCATCGAGGAATTGCTCGCAGGCGTTTCGACGCAGAGGTTCTGAACCATGCCGACCGTACCGACTACCTTCGTCCCGCAGGTTGCGCCGCCACAGGGCGGCGACATCGGGCAGTTCCAGGCTCCGGGCGTGCAGCCCATGCAGAACCTCGCAGGGGAGCAGGTCGAGCGCCTCGGCCGCGCCATGACGGGGATTGGCAACGTCGCCTACCGCGCCGGCAGCGCGATGCAGGATGACCTTGACAACGCCAACGCCAAGAGCGGAGATGTCGAGGGTCTAAAGGTCGCCAACCCCATCTTCCAGAACTACCTCGCATCGCAGGGCAAGGATGCAGAGGATGGATACCAGGACGCCATTGACGGCGTTCGTTCTGCGTTCCAGGCGCAGATGGACAGGATGCCGACCGCGACATCAAAGGCGATGTACCAGCAGGTCGCCGCCCGGAACCTGGTGCAGTTCGAATCGCAGATGAACGCGCACCGCATGAAGGAGGCGCGGGTCTACGCGAAGAACGAGTCCGTCGCTCGCCGCGACGTCCGCGTGCAGATGGCCGTCAACTCCGTGCGGCAGGCGGACGAGATCAACCCCATGACGGGGACGAAGTTCGGCATGGCAGAGATGGACGTTAATCTCGCCGTCGCCGTCAACGAGCAGCGCGAGGCGATGAAGCTCGAAGGTATCGCGCAAAACAGCGCGCAATGGAAACTCGGAGAGCAGCAGGTGTATGAATCCGCGCTGGACGGAATGACCAATGCGCTGATCGCCGACAACAAGTTCGCGGAGGCGCAGCAGCTCATTGACAGGTTCGCGGATGGACGGGTCGGTGAGAAGTCGCTGAAGTCGCTGACACAGGGACTTGAGGCGAATCGCCAGGTCGCGGTGGTCGAGCAGCTCGCGGATTCCATTCGCCGCGACGGCTACGCGCACGCCGCCGCCGACCCGAAGCAGTACCCGGAACGGGAAGGAACGGACGTACCGCCCGATGACCTTCGCGGTGCGTTGGACCGGGCGAACATGATCGAAGATCCGAAGATGCGGAGGCTCGTTCGTGACAAGCTCCGTTCGGATTACGAGGCAGAGGAGGCGCTGCTCAACGTCGAATACCGCAACAACTACGATGCCGTTGCCGAGTATCTCGCGGTTCCAGGCAACCGACTTGCCGACCTGTCGCCGAAGCAGAAGGCGATGCTGACGCCGGCGCACCTGTCGCACTTCCAGGCGCAGGAGTTCGGCGAGGCTGATGCCCGCGCCGATTACGAGGTCGCGCTGAACCCGTCGCGTGTCCTTGACGCTGGGTGGATGCAGCAGCAGATGGGCGTGATTTCCCCGGCCAAATACGCCGAGTTCGTCAAGACGGCGCGTGAGCCTCGCAAGGTCATTGCCGCGACGATTGACACGGACTCCATGAACACGGTGCTGCGCGACAACAACCTCGGATCAATCATCTCCGACAAGGATC